CAAAGTTAGTGGGGATACTTTCCCCATGTTAATTGGTGGTAGGATTGGTTTTGATGAACCAATGAATCTTATGGATATGGATATATCTTATGATTCTAAAGAATGGTATGATTCACTTGCTTTTGGTGAGAAAGGAATTGTTGATGAAGTTATGGATGACTTAGCTTATGATGAGTATTGTAAGAACAATCCTGATTTTAATGCCGCAGTGAACGGGCATCCGGAGTATATCTAATGGAATATAAAGAAGCATTAGACAATCTAATTGTCGGTATTGGTAATGATTATGATAGATGGAATAATGTTGATTATTGGGATGATGAAGTACTTGATTCTGATAATAAACGGATGAAAGAAATTAAAACAAAAAGTGCTATTAAGTTTAAGGAAGGACTTAAAGTTAAGCCTGGTAGGAAATTCGATAAGATAATGCATGGTACTTCTGTTTGGGGATTTGTTGCCAAAAAGAATGGGGAACACAAAGGTATTCCTTACTTTACTGGTGATGTATTCAAGGCTGCTACTTGGAGAGCACCAGCTAAACACGTCAGAGGTTCTATCTTTTATAATGGTTCTGGTTGGTATTCATGGACAGGTCCTAATTACTTATAATGAATTACGTTAAAAGAAAACAACAATTAGACCACATCTTAAAAGATGAATCCTATTGGGTTAATGATAATGGCTATAAGAGTTTTGTAGCTGATATGCATAATAAGGTTTCAAAGGGATATAGTTTATCAGAGAAACAAGAAACTGCCATAACGAATGCCGTTAAGGCTTATGCTAAATTTTTCTTTAAAAAAAATGATCCTGATAATGAAAAGAAAACGAAAGAATTGATTCAGAAAATACGAATGGTTCAAAAACTATTGTATGAATGTAATTACGAAAGAAGTTATGAATATGGTGCTGAAGATTTCTTAAATAGTGTAGAGAAACAAGTTAAAAATCGTGGTACTTTAAGTATCAAACAAAAACAGGCATTAAATAAAATGTATAAAAGATTTAAAAAAAGAATTGAAAAATAATGTTTAAATGGTTATTAAAAAAATATTATAAACATAGTCCAGAATGTAATTGTGGTTGGGCTATGAAACCATTTGGAAAATATACTGATAGATATCAATGGAAATGTATATGGAAAGATTGTGGATGGGAAACATTTGATGATGGAGATGGTAAATTACATTGGTGGAAACGTGGATTTAAATACATCCCATTAAGCAATCGTATTAAATTTAATATTAAATATACTGGAAATAAAACTTTAAATTATTTTAGAAAACTTAAAGATAATAGGAGAATGAATAATGACTAATAAAGAAATATACAATACTCTTGTAGAGATACAAGGTCAGCTAGAGGATGCTTACTACTTGTTACCAGAGTATAATGCTAACTCGGATGGTAAATCATCCCTGGATGGTGCCAGATGTGATGTATCTTACTTACTGGATGAAGTTGAAAGAACTATTCTGGATGAATCATCTACTTTTGGTGGTGATACAGGTGTTGATGCTGATTTTGGAATGAAGTAAATTCATTATAATTGAAAAGACAAACATTATTAAATAAATTAAAATCCTTGAGAACTCGCATTGAAGATTGGTGTGAGAAAAATGGTTATGAAAATATGGGTAATTATGTCGAAAGGAAAAATTCGGATGGTAAAATCGTCTGGAAGCGTAGTGATTGGGAACACGTAGATGCCCTACATGATACGATTCTTAATGACGATACGGTTATTTATACTAAATCAACTTTAAAACAATTGAATGAAATGTGGAAGAAGTATGAACTTGATGAATGGAATTCAGATGGAAGTCCTAAGTGGGATGATGCGAAATAATAAAGCCAATATATATAAGAAATAACCAACGAAAAGACTCTCAAAAAAATTTCAAAGAAGTTCTCTCATATGGAAACCAAATCAATTTACCACATCATCGTAGAAGAATTCATGAAGTTCGGATACTATCGGGCTCAAGAAAAACTCAATAAGTTATATGATGAAGATAAAATATCTTTGGTGCAGAAAGGTAAGATAATGGATAACTTATCTAAGTTACAAATGATGACAACAAAGGAATTAAAGTTTTTTAAAAAACTTAAAAAAAAGACTTGACACGTATTAATATTATGTGTATATTATGGTACAAGATTTGGGTTGATTAGGATATTTAGTTATCACTGCTAGTATCGGTACTGCTGATACTTCTGGCATCAACCCATAGTTTTTTGACAATTTGGAAATAGGAAGCACAAAGACTTGCTATCTTTGTGTGGGATTGACAGAATAAACTCTTTTTTAGAGAAAGGGGTTATTGTTCAGTAAGTTCTTCTTGTGGTGAGATTTTAATAGCTCGAATGTGGGTAGTTAAAACGGAGACATCTGTGAACTGAAAGAAATGTCATAATACTAAGAAAAACAACGATTTTTCTAACTCATTGTAAGAGAGTGGTTTAACAACCGAGATTCTTACCATTGTTGCCTAACAACCCATGATAAAGGGGTAAGGCATAACATCAGAAGTTGTGTTCACTTCAACGGGATTAACCATCTTTCGGAGTAACTTTCGTAACTGAAAGGATGTTAGTATGAGTAGTTTACTTTATCAGACCTTTTGGCATTTGTGAGTAATCGTTAGTCTCACATCCTACCTAAATTCCAAATACTTAAATAGTGGCTTGGATTCTTAGTCCTCATAGATTAACGACTTAAAGATGACGAGTCACTATTTATTAATAACAATTAACAAACGAAAGGGAAATCATATGTTAAACAATAGACAGCACTTCTTGCTAGGGGTAATGTTAACTTCTTTATCTGTTATGTTGTATAAAGAATTTACTTATACATTACCTATAATCAAAACTGAAACCATAGTTCATATGGTTAATGATCCGATAGTCAGAGGTAACTTTGAATTGGAAGCCAATGAGATTAACTCATCTTTGAATAAATCTAAACTTAAACACTTATTGATTTACACTAACGCATTGTGTGATGAATATGGCGTGGATTATGAAATGGTTAAAGCCGTAATACAAACTGAATCAAGTTGGAATCACAAAGTAGTATCCAGTAGTGGTGCTATTGGATTAATGCAAGTATTACCTGAAACTGCTATGTCAGAATTCAATACTCGTAAAAATGATTTATTTGATCCTTATATTAACGTAACGGTTGGTGTTAAATACTTATCTCATTTGAATAATCACTTTGATGATATGGATGCTACACTTACGGCTTATAGTCACGGCCCTACTGTTACTAGAAAATATAGTCCAACATACATCAAGAATAACTTTTATGTAAAACGAGTGTATAAGAATTTGTAATGGATTATTTATTAATAGTTTTAATGGCAGTAATTATTCCTATTATATTTGGGATAATGCATACATTAGCAAGTGTATATTTAGTTTACAGTAAAGGAAACTCAATTGCATTAGGTTGGAATATGTTAGGTTTTTTAACTAAGACAATCTTTATGTTGTTTATGACTTATATGGGAATATCAATATTGGGGTTTGATTTTAGAATCTATGTTCCAGTACTTACATTCGTTTGGTTTATGACACATATTGGTGAAGCATTTTATGTTAATCATCATATGAATGAAAACATAAATGAAACATTAAAAAGTATACTCAATGCCGTTAAGTAGATTTGGTAGAAGAAAAAAACATACCTTTGGTAAACAAAAGGAAGAATGGGATGGCGACTTTCGTAAACCACCAAAGCCTGATTCATATTATGTTCAAGAGAAAGGAATATGTCGTTGGTGTGGCAAAAAGATTATAGAGAATAAAATACACAATACTCGTAAGTCTTGGCATCAAGATTGTGCCACAGACTATATGATAATCCACCACCCCACAGAAGCAAGAAAACATATATGGAAACGAGACAAAGGAAAATGTAATGATTGTGGTAAACAATGTACACGGCGTACTTGGGACTTAGACCACGTTAAACCCCTGATGGAACAACGGGGAATTAAAGCCAATAAGTTAGATTGGTCATACTATGGATTAAATAATATGCAAACCTTATGTCGCCCTTGTCATAAGAATAAAACTAAACAAGATAGGAGAAATAATGTTCAGTAGTTTTTCTAAAAATTATCAAAGACGAGTTGATGATGGAGAATCAGCAGCCGTAGTTATAGCAGATGAATATGACATCGGTATAAAAGCTGGAGCTACTTTGTTAGGTGGTAAATTTCTTTTTGGTAAGAAACCATTACTTGAAAAGGCTTTAGCTAAGAGTTTAGATTCTATGGGAGCTGTACCATTACCAGCTGCTTTGACACAAGGTATAATAGCATATTGGACAGGTGGCGTATATACAAATGGAGCAGTAGTTAGTGCACCTGGTGTACCACCACCAATGGTTATACCAACATCAAGTCCAGTTGCTGGATTTTTACCTGTATTTACAGGTCATTTACCTACAATTGTAGCAGCTATTCCAGGTGCACCACCTATACCAGATATTGGTTATATTGCAGGATAATGAAAATAATGCTTGACTTTAATGTAATTTATGTGTATATTACATCGGATAAACAAATAGGTTATCGTTCTCTAAAGAATTGAATCTCATTTTAAGAGGTTCTATATGGGGCATAGTTCTTTCTTCCTTTCTTCTATGCCCCTAAAAATTAAAACATAAGAGGTTAATAATGAAAAAGAAAATAGATATGGCACAATTTATGAAAGATTGTATGCTAACTAATAATGATAAAAAACAAATGAGATCACTTGATAATAAAACAATGAAAACTGATCCTAATTACCAAAGAAATAAACGAGTTAATCTTGAGTATTATGCTGAAGATGAACTTGAAGATATTGGCGTGGATGATTATTCCGATTGTGATGGTCGTGAAGAATTAGAAACACTTGGTGATGCTGGAATGGATATATATCAATAACACTTAAACTCTAAACGATTTTTATTAATATGGTACTATTTATGGATACATATGGAAATAACAGAAAAGAAAATCGTAAACGTTTTAACCAATATCATGACTAGATTAGATGATTTGGAATTTGCACAACACCAACATAAAGAAATGTTCTATAAAGTCAAAAAAAGATTATTAGAATTAAATGATAATCTAAATGATATATTAGATGTTATTGAAGGTGTGGATATGGAAATGATTGATGAAGTAAAATCCAAGTATTCTGATTTACGAAATTTAGTTGATAATGAATTGGATAAAAACGAAACTGATTTTGATGACGAAGACGCTAGAGAATTAATGAATCAAATAGTTGGAGAATCTTAATGGATGAATTTTTAGCATTTCTACAAGAAGTGCGAGATTTATTATTAATAATTGAAGAAGATAAAGATTTAACTTACCTTACTGAAGTGATAGAGAAAGTCGAAGAAGAAATAAAAATAATAGAAGAGTCTTAATTGTTACATTACATAATAACCGTTTCATTTGGAATTATTGCACTTTGCACAAGTGTAGTAACTTTTTATGCATTGAAACGAATTAATAACTACGAAGCCATAATATTAAACATAAACAATACTATAGAATTAATAAAACATCAACTTAAAATAATAGATGATAAAGGTACATTCGAGTCCGATGATGAAGTTGGTTTCTTTTTTCAAGAAGTCAAACAACTCGGAGAACAACTGGAACAATTATTTGAAACCGAGGTTGATGATGGCGAAAGTAAAAAAGATAGTAAAGAAAAGAAAGAAGAAAAGTAAGATTTATTTTGGTACACCCGTACATGATGCAATTGTAAAATATAACCGGTCTGATGATATATCATTCAGGCATAAAATATACACAGAAGAAATTCATACTGCTTTCTTAAAGTTAGCAGAAAATATAATTAATACTTTTAAGTTTAGTTATTTCACCTATGGATTCAGAGATTTACAGGAAGAAGTAGTTTCTAATTTAGTTATTAATATGCATAAGTTTGATGAAACTAAAGGCTCAAAGGCATTTAGTTATTTTAGCGTAGTGGCTAAAAATTATCTTATACTGAATAATAATGCTAATTATAAAAAGTTAAAAATTCATGATGACATTGATACACTTTATGACCACGGTGTTGATGATGATGTTATTAATAAATCACCAGCTATTGATGTATTTAAAAAGACACTAACTTATTTTGAAAATCATTTAGAAAGTTTATTCCCCAAACAACAAGATAAAGATGTTGCCGAATCTATATTATTTCTATGTAGGAATAAAGATAACATTGATAACTTTAATAAAAAAGCTTTATATATAATGATTAGAGAAATGACAGATGTCAAGACTTCTAAAATAACTCAAGTATCTAATGTGTTTCGTAAAATATACCCAAAAATACAACAAGAAGTTCTTATTAAAGGACACATAGATAATTTAGTAAATACTGGTTCTTTATAACTTTCTAAACATTTTATATTTATTAATAGAATGTTATGGAAAAAGACTTTAAAATATTCGGTGATAAGAACTTCTCTGATTTATCTCAAGAGATATACGAGAATTCTAAATTAAAGAAAACTCAAATTGAGCTTTTGGTCCAAGAGGTACATGGTTACATACAGGGTATCGAGGATATTGCCATCGTGGGTCCCATATTAAAAGAACTTCTTGATGTCGGTGTCAAGAATGATGATAATTTATTAAAGTTAGCAACCGTAATCCAACGTATCATGAGTAAACATCAAGTAGTTGATGATAGTGATGTTAGTTTATTAAGTGATGATGAAAAAGAAGAATTGATGAATTCACTTGAAGATGCGGCTGTAGAATTACAAAAAAAATCTGATGACATTGATATAAGTGAAATAAAAGAAAAGTATAATTCATAATGGCTAACGTACATCCACAACAATCAAATGTTCTCGGTCAGGTAAATTTAGACTCAACACCTTTACCTGAATTTTCATTTCATCATGGTCATGTTGAAAAGGTAGTATTGGAATCAAATGATTTGAATTCATTTGGTTATCCCGTATATGGTGCTCCATCCGATGTAAGTCAATGTATTCTTTTAAAACCAACTTATGGTGGACATTCTGATTTTAATTTACCATCAAATTCTTTAAAAGGAATGGTGTTGGCTCAACCTTTGTTACGTGGTTTTGCTGATTCAATAGCTCGTGGTGATTCGGTAATCTATATGAACTTAGGTAGTAAATTTTATTACTTAGGGCCGATAAACACTTTAAATAATCCAAATTATAGTCCTGATATATTACACCGACCAGATTTAAATCCAAATAGAGTAGTATTGGATGATAGAAAAGATAGTAGTGATGGATACAATATAAATTTTATAAAAAGAGCAATCAATAGAATTACTAAAATAAAAAATATAATTTTAGATAGACCATATGATACTGGAATAGGAGAGGTTGGTTCTGATGCTGAAGTAGAATCAAATGTATCTGATTTAACTCTTGAAGGCAGACATGGTAATTCAATTCAACTTGGTTATAGATTTATAAATCCATACAGTATATTTAGAAATAATAGTTCAAGTGGAAATAATGGTTCTGTTTTAGGTATGTTATCATTAGGAACAATACCTGATTATTTCCCATCAACTGAAGTAGATGAAGAAGGAAATACAATACCTTATCAATTATCAGTAGATAAAGTAGTGAAAGAAACTGGCTATATTGGTTTTCCAATAAATGCTGGAAATGATAGTATTGATGATGAAAATGCATTTCAAATAGACTTTGGAGCAGTAGAGCCAACTCCTGAACTGCAAACTGATTTTGATCAAATAATAATGTTTTCTGATAGGATTACATTTGATGCACAAAAAAATGATTTTACAGTTTCAGCATTTCGTAATATTAACTTTGGAGCTGGTAAGAATTTAACAATAACGAATAAAGGTTTTTCAGTTATTGAATCAGAGAATATTTATATAGGAAAGGAAGCAAAGAATAAAGCTCAACCAATGGTATTAGGAGATGAGCTGAGAATATTATTATTGGATATTATGACTATATTACAAAATTCAAGAGCATTAGTACAGGGTGTACCTATTCCACTTGTTAAACAGGATTCAAGTCCAATGGCTCTTGATATACAATTAATAATAGATGCATTACAACCAAGAACTTTAAGTGGTGATCCTGAATTACCACAACCAGGACCAACAAAATTTTTAAGTCAATACCATTATGTAGAGCAGAACGTTAGACCAAAACCAACACAGGAGTAAAAAATGAAGTTATCTATATTTAAGAAAATGATCAGAGAAGTAATAAGAGAAGAGTTAGATTATAAATTTAGTCGGCTTAGTAAAGAGTTAAAAGAAGTAGTAGTTAAGAGTAATAATGTTGATCTAAATAAAGCTAGAACTCACACGACACAAGATACAAGTTTGAAAAGCATGATGAATGGTTCGACTGGTACCGATTCCAACATTACCACTACCACGAAAAGTGTTCCAGCACCAAAGACAAACAACAATGTTTTGAATTCTTTACTTGAAGAAACTGCTCAATCTGATGATTGGAAAACTGTTGAAGGAAAAGGTGAAGAAGTTCAATCCGTACAGGATAACACAGAAGCACTACCTAACCATTTGGCAGAAGCATTAACTAAGGATTATTCCGCGATGTTAAAATCAGTAGAAGAAAAGGATAACTTTAAACGTGGGGCTTAAAGACGAAATATATGATGTTTTAAAAACTAATATTGAACCTGATAATCCTGGTGAAAACTATGTCTTTGAAGATAATGGTAAGGTTGATGTTTTGGCACAAGGTTTAACTGATGCAATAGTTAAATGGGTTCAAGCTCAAACATTTACTATAACTAAATTAAATGCAAGTCAAGGTGCTGTTCCTGCCGTTACACCGGTTGGACCTGGTACGATACCTATGATTACCGTTAAGATTGATGATCAAGGTCAAGGTGTTGATAATCCAATGGCTGGTGGTAAGGTAGAATCAATGCAAAGTAAAGTTCAATTAAAAACAGCCGTAGAGGTATAGGATGCCAATACTTGATAAAAGAAAAAATCTATTTATTGAAGACCAAGATACACGAGTAAGTGTTGGGATTGATTTTCCATTCGCACGTGTCCCAAATCAAGATGGGTATTTCAAGACAACCAAGACTACTGTTGAGTCGATTAAAAATAATATAAAACTATTATTACAAACCGAACAGGGTGAAAGAGTTTTCCAACCGACATTGGGAATGAATTTAAAACGATTATTATTTGAACAAATAACAGAAGATACTACAATAGAGATTGAAAATAACATTGTTGATACATTTGAAAGGTGGTTGCCATTTGTAGATTTACGAGATATACAAATCAACACCGATAACAACCAAGTAAATATAAACATAACATTCAGTATCAAAAGAGCATCAGCTTCATTAGAAAGTGTTAATGTGACACTCGGTGGTGTTGGGGGATAACAAATATGGCATATTCAGATAAACAAAAATTTAAACCAACGAATATCAATTACACGAGTAAGGATTTTTCTACGATTAAAGCTGATTTAATCGAATACACAAAGTCTTATTTTCCAGATACTTATAAAGACTTTAATGAAACGTCACCAGGTATGATGTTAATTGAATTAAGTAGTTACGTGGGTGATGTATTAAGTTATTATGTTGATTACAATTATAAGGAAAATGTATTATCAACGGCAACTGAAAAGAGAAATGTAAGACGATTGGCTGAATTTCTTGGATACAAAACTCCAAACAAAACTCCATCTACTGTTAAGTTAAAAGTAACAACTGACATTGGTCATGACGGTACGGCGACTAGAGGTCCAGATTATGGTCATGCTAATGTAACTCAATTTACAAGTGGATTACAAATTCAATCCAATATAGATAGTACATTATTGTTTGAAACTACGGGTGTTATTGACTTTAGTATATCGGGTTCTACACTTGATGAACCACCCATTAGTGCCCCACATTTAGATACGAATGGAGAGACGACAGGTTATACATTAACCAGATATGTACAGGCAATATCAGCTGAAACCAAAACAAAATCATTTACCATTACGAGTCCTACTAAATTTTTAGAATTAGATTTAGGTGAAGATAATGTAATTGAAATATTAAATTGCACGGATTCATCGGGAGAAAAATGGTACGAGGTTGATTATCTTTCGCAGGAAAGAATTTTAAAAGAAACATATTATACGGATGCTGATTCAACCAGAGGAACTGGTTATGATCAAGGGGAAGGTATTACAGGTAATTCATTAATACCAATTCCCTATACATTGGATTATATCAATACGAATAAAAAGTTCGTAACTAATTTTGACGTAGATACTAATTCAACTAAATTAATGTTTGGTAATGGATTGTATAAATACAATATAACGGGTTCTACTAATTCAAGTATATTCACCACGGTAGAGCAAAGTGGATTGACATTAAACGGACAGTCATTTAGTTCAATTAATTCTAATGTAAATGATTTACTTGGAACTAATAGTTTAAATATGGGAGAGACTCCAACAAATACTATTTTAACCGTCAAGTATAGAGTAGGTGGTGGACCTGACTCAAATGCACAAGTTGGTGAATTGACCACTATAGCTGATGGAACTACGGGAATAACCGTAACGAATGATGAACCTGCAACTGGTGGAACTGATGGACAAACCGTTGAAGAAATTCGACACAACGCTAAGGCATATTTTTCTGCACAGAACAGATGTGTTACTCGTCAAGATTATCAAGCCAGAATATTAAATCTTCCAGCAAAGTTTGGTAATATTGCCAAGTGTTATGTGGAGAGAATTGATGAACCCACGGGTGGATTATTTGTAAGTACATTATCTTATAATCAAAATAAACAATTAGTTCAAACTCCTGAATTGGTGATGAGAAACATAATGACTTATTTAAATCAATATAGAATGATAAATGACCAATTGGATTTTGGTTTTGATTTAAATAATAGTTTATTTTCTGGCTACTTAATAAACTTTGGAGTTAAGTTTGAAGTAAATGCTGATAGAAGAGTTAATCTAACTGATGTAAAAATAGAAGTCATCAATACCATAAGGGATTTCTTTAAAGTAGAGAGAATGCAATTCAGACAATCAATCAATATGAATGATTTACAATACCATATATTAGGATTAGAGGGTGTGATTGGGATTAAAGAATTAAAACTTTTTCAATCAGGAGAAGGTAATGATAGACATATGGCTTATTATCAAGCAGATGGTGATACTATAAGTAATGGTGAAAGTGGTTATGGATTTCAATATGAATTTGATAACTCACTTGAAAATGGAATTATAAGACCATCATTAACTCCAGCTGTATTTGAATTGAGAAATCCTAATCAAGATATATATGGGAAGGTAATATAATGCATAGATATTTTTTTACAACTAAAGATGCTTTTATTAATAGTGGTTCTAATTCAATTACTGGAGAAGATTACAAGGATAAGAATACTGGTCAAGATGAGATACTTGAATTAAAGAAAGTATTTAACAATAAAGACTTTAGTTATAATACAAGAGTATTGGTTCAGTTTGATGCAGATGAAATAGAAAATTATATTAGTTCATCGGTTTTATCTACCACTACTGATTATAAAACTAATTTAAGACTTTGGGAAACCAAAGGAACAAGTGGATTAAGTGAAACCTATACGATTGCTGCTTATCCATTAAGTCAATCGTGGGATGAGGGTGTTGGTAAAGAAGGTGATGTTCCAAAAACCACAGATGGAGTTAGTTGGAAAAATAGAAAATATCCAGCGGGTGGTGCTGAAGTAAAATGGAATGCATACTCATCAAGTATATCCGCGAGTATAACGACAACTTATACAAGTTCTTTTATTGAGGGAAGTGGTATTTCTAAAGGTAGTTATATAGAAGCCGATGAAGTAACTCAATCCTTTTCAGCCGAATCTCCTGATTTAAATATAAACATAACTTCTATTGCTAAAAAATGGTTTAGTGGGGAGAATAATAATTATGGGTTGATGTTAAGATTTTCTGGTAGTAGAGAAACATCGACTGGTAGTTTTGAAGATTTAAAATTCTTTTCAAGACAAACCAATACAATATATTCACCGAAGATTGAATTAAAGTGGGATGACCATCTACCAGCAACAGGTTCTAACACGGGTAGTTTAACGGCATTAGACCTTTCAGGCAATAGTGAGAACTACCTATACCCTATACACTTACGAGAAGCATATAAAGAAACAGAAAAGGTAAAGTTTAGGTTTGGTGCTAGAAAAAGATATATAGATAAGAGTTTCAGTACATCCGTACAAACAGTAAGTGGTAGTTATTTCTCAGAAGGTTCTGCATCTTATTCAATTATCGATATGGCAACCAATGAGTCTATGGTGCCATTTAGTGCCTATACGACAATGAGTTGTGATACCGTGTCTCCATATTTTACACAAGACTTAAATGGTTTTGAACCGAATCGTGCGTATAAAATAATGATTAAAGTTAATCATAATGATGGACAAAAAATAATATACGATGACGATTTCGAATTTATTTTGAGGGTATAATTATGGGTGCAGGTCAACAAGATACTACAGATCAGAATATTGAATATTCAACTACAGAGGGTGAACTTACCGCAACAAAATGGAGAGTACCTGAAAATATCCAAGAAGTTAGAGAAATTGTAAGTGATTTATTTTATAAACTTTGGTTTGAAGAGCATACATTATCAGATGAACAAGTATTGTCTTTACAGACAACCATTCGTGATGGAAAAAAACAAACAGGAAGAACCGAAGGTGAACCATTAGTATTTTATAAAAAAGATAGGAATACATTAGAGAATAGAGAAGATGTAAACGGCTTTTTCTTTAACAAGATATGTGAAGATATTTTAGAAAACGAAATTAATGTTAATGATATACCAGGAAAATTTACTTTTTTGATAGATGAAACTCAGTCACGTTCGCGTAAGAAAGATAAATCAATACGATCTGGAACTCCAATTGCAGCTGATGATGAACCCATAATTGATAGTAATACTGAGGATGGTAATGTCTATTAATAATACAGAGTATATAAACAAATATAAAATAAAATATACTAATGGTGAATTTAGTCGTACCGTGACTATTGCAGAAGAGGTAGTTCAGATTACCAATGAGGGCCAGATCGGTGAAACAATAACATCATATTTTAGAAACGTATTAAATTTAAGTCAATTAACTACGACAAAAACTGGCACTAAAATAAATCCAGAAAAAGCTCGTGAAGTATTGGATACCAATATATTTGAATTACTTCCAACTCAAACCACGAGACAAGATCAAATCAATGAATTTTTTAATGAGTTTAATGATTTAATTGGTCAAGCACCACCAATACAAGATGTTGATGGAGATGGCGTTGGTGAGTATATCCAGCCACAAGAGGATTTACTGGACAGACAAGGTAGAGTCAGTACGGGTACCGTAAAATCTACTGATTATATAACAAGATTAAACACTCATGCCAATACCAACAATCAAGGTAAAACACTTGAGTCAATGCGAAATCGACTTAATGCTTATTTAGGTGATGTTGATAATGTCGTTCAAGTAATTCCAGATCAACGACCTGAGTATGAAAATAAATCAAGTGGATTCTTAAAAATAAGAAAACCAAATCAAGCCATTATATTAAGAAATTCAAATGACGAGCTTGAGTTTCAAAAAGAAGTTACTGTAAATAATAATGTTGGCCCATCATTTTTAATGGAAGGTTTTACCATAACGATGTGGGTTAGGTTTGTTGGAAAAACTGGTAGAGGTACTTTGTTTAATTTTGGAAACCCAACGTCAGCTGAAAGTCCATATGGATTTAGATTAGAAACTATTACACGAGAAGATGCAGGTGTATATAGACGAATGGTTAGGCTGGTTGTCTATGATGATAGAGTTGATCAAAATAAAGTATACGATAGTCACTTTGGTACGGTAGGTAATAACACATCTAGATACCAAACTCATCTAGAAGGAGGAAAACCTTTATATGATACTCACACCAACTTGGAACATTTTCAAATGCATACTCAAATACCAACTGATGATTTAAACGAATGGTTTTTTATTTGTGCTACTTATAATCCTGATGTTAATGAAGAAGGTTCATTTGATTATAGTGAATATTATAAGGATAAACAATTTTGGTTAAATCATAGAGATCATGAAAGTGGTGATTTAGCAGCAAGTACAGACTATGGAGCAAAATGTAAAGTAGAGGTAATCAGTCGTAGTGATTTATTAAGAGCTCGTGGATATAAAACTGATATAAATTCTTTGGAAGTTGACGTAATAGAACAAGAACAAGAACAACAACAAAGTGGTAATTAAACATCATGGCTACATTCACGAAAGCTGATGACATAACAGTTCCACAATCAGTAGGACCATATACTGATGGTAATGCTAATCTTTCTCCTATATTACAAGTATTTCAACCACATCAAGGTCGAGACTTACTTTATAAAAATCCAAAATTTTATGATGGTAGTACTGAAATCTCTCCAAGTTTAGATAATCGAATACCACTAGGAACATATACATTAAATAATCGTGATTATTGGGAAAATAATAATTTTAATGAATCAACATTTCAATCTTATTTAAAAGACAATTTAGAAACACATGATACTATTATAGTAGAAACTGCTGATGGACCAGTTGTTAGAACTGCTGATGATAATGTATACTATAATCAATACACAGCATATAGTTGGTCAATAGATGCTTTACCTTTTGTAGTTAATCCAAATAATGATGAAATAATTCATTTAGATAGATATTATGATAAAAATATAGAGGGAACGGTATCAGATTTAGAAACAACAAACAAAGAAGCGTATGAATTAGCAACAGAAGGTAAGATAAATTATCACCTATCACCGAGATACAGCGGGAGACTTCCAGTAACAGGTTCTGCTGCATACGTTCAAGGTGCCCCTTGGCGATACGCATCTACTTGGGAAGAAACCAGAGAGAATATTGACATTTTTTCAAATAGACCAACATTCACATCATCCACCAGCGGTGATGGCTCTGGTGAGAAATATCTTGAGTGGCTCATAACTGGTAATAGTGATGAAGCTATAGAAAATCTTTCGGATAATACCGATGGAAATGGAATGTATTTGTTTAAATTAAACTGGGGTGATGGTAGTGAATTGGAATACACGGATAAACCACAATTATTAGAATTAACAACTCTCTTTGAACACTTTTATGAAAAACCAGGTTTTTATTCAATAACAGGAGTCGTTTATCATATTGGAAATGCCGGCCAGAATTTGTATACTTGGGAAAAATTTCAAACCAATATATTATTAAACCCATCACCAAATTATGAATTAAATTTACTTGATTATAATAACTTTGCTTCAATTGGTGGAATCAGTAAAGATTCTGCATTTGTAAAATCACTATACAATACGGTTGGCATAAATCCATTAACTCAAGATAATTCCCGAGCGAGTGAAGAAGTAATTGAAAAATTAAATACATTTGATAAATTGCAAATATTAAATGTATTGGGCAAAGTAGATTATGAAAGGATTCAACCTTATTATAATTTCTTATCACCTTATCAGACTCCAACGGATGATCAAGATAGTTATGCATTTGGTTGTCCTGTTGAGTGGGCAAATAATTATTATTTTCTTGACAATCCCCCACTTCCAGAAGGTGTTCAATTAATTGATGACGGTAGTTGTGTTTATTTATGGCCCGTAACAATTCAGTTTCGAGTAGTGGATGGTCCAGAAGGTGACATTATAGAGGATGCTACGGTGCCATACATCTACAATACCAATGTCATACCTGTACTTTATCCTGCGTTTCTTTTATACTCGAATTCAGCCTACAGATCAATAGAGAGTAGTTATGAGGACACTGTAGGAAATTACAACACTGAACAATGGGGTGATGATTTACAAGAACAAATAGAAGATAATAATGAATTTGTAATTTATTTATGGGGACAATCTGTGAATCATCCGTTTTATATGATATCACCACCAGATAATTTAGAAGATTATGAATTACAAGTAGATTGGCATTTTGATGGGTGGTATAAGGATACTACGGGGGATGGACAGATGGACACTCGGATATCAACTCGCCAAGCTAGCTTTAGCTTTGATGAACCAACAACAATACAGGCAAGATTTTATTATCAAGATACAACAACACCAAACGTACCTGAAAATGTAAATGTTTATAATAGAGAAAATCCTTGGTCATTTTATGATCCATTCACACAAAATGTCATGACCGTTCCACCAGATAATGATGTTGATGGAAATGATGTAATTGCAATATATTTTGATGTGCCATCGGAAAGAACTGGACTTTTATATGGTGATTTATCTCATTTTGAAATAAGAAGGTCTTATTGGGATTATGTAAATGAATCGGAGGTATTTGAAGAACTCCCAAATCAAGCATATACAGATGTTACACAAGTTACTTTAATTGTAAATGATGTAAATTTACCATATAGAGAATATACTTATTCAATTCGTTCCGTAGACTTAAGCGGACTGACTTCAGATTATGTTTATTCAAATCCAATATATCCAACACCAAGTGATCAAGAACCAGATTCATTAGATAGTAATCTTCAAGGTATTGAACAAATAAAGAATGACCAACTTCAATATACTTGGCAACAAATATCAGAAGCATGGCCTGGTTTAGAAGGAATGTTTAAACATTTTAAAATAGAAATAGATGGACCTACGATTGATTATGTAGAGAATTATGTTGGTGATTATAATACCGAAATATCAGAATCATCGGATAATAAAATACCAACAGAATTTACTTTTGAACCGGAAGGTGGGTTGGTTTATAAACAATGGTCGATGGTGGGTAGTTTAGAAATTTCACCTTGGTCATTTAAAACATCAGTTGTGGCTACGTCTTTAGATCCTGATGACCCTGTAGAACAAGAAAGTGCAGCAACCGAACCCATAGAAATAACACCAGAAAATTTTATATCAGCTTATATTGAGGTTGGTAGTCAATATGGTAATCCATTAGAATATTTTGAAATAGAAAGTGGTTATGCTTATTATGATAGCGTTAACAACACCACAGGTGTGGCACATTATTTAACTACTACATTTGATTTAGAAACATCGGATTATGCTCAAATACAAGATATATTATCAATAGCACAAGTGGGTGATGTAATAGATTTATATGGTACGGAACATGATGATGATGGAAATAACAATAATGGTCAGTATGAAATTACAAACATTAATGAGCAGAATGGTTATCTTATTACCTTACCATCATTACCGAATCCACTTGTAATTCAATATGAAGAAGGAATGCCTTATACAGGAGAATTTAGATTATTAAGACCATTTACGGCGGCAAGTACAGTTGATTCGGATATTAGTTTAAGTTCATATATGGATGAAGATGGAAACAGTCATATTCCAGTTCCCATACGATACTGGACTTATGAATCGGTTTACGTGCCAGAAGGTATACAGGCACATAATTTGTTCATAAGAGCGTTTATAAAGGGCGATGAGTCAACTGTTGGATCCCCAGGTATAACATTTCATGGAGATGAATATAATAGAATACATTTAGGTAATCGTTATTATATTAACATGGGTGAAAATCAGGATATTGATGATTATGTAATAGACCTTCCAAATGATATTCCAGTTGGACAAGATATTTACATTGGTGTGTATGATGCTAATGATACAAATTTATTAATTGATACATATGGAGACTATAGTGAAACACAACCATTTCAAATTCAAGAAGTTTATGGTTGCATGGATGTTAATTCAGATAATCATGAATCACAAGCAACAGTTGATTTTAATTGCAGATATAGTTTCATAATTGAAACAGAGAGTATAACTGAAGATACTGAGTTCCTAGGAACAATACATGCACACAGACTAGAGTTTAAAGAAAACGAAGATGATACTTTAGATTTCAATAGAGCAACTATTGTTGGTCAACTGGATGGACAAGGAACATATGACAATCAACCTACTATTAATTATAATAATTTTGAAACGCCGAGAGAATTTATTCTAATATATATTGATGACCAAGGTGGTTCTAATGATGGTGGTGGTGAATTTAAAAGATGGGAAATTTTTGATATTGATGAATCTGGAAATGAAGAACCAGCTAGATTAGAATTTACAGATGATGTATCTTGGGAAGGAAATGATTTGGTTTTTGGAAATACACAAACTTGGACAGAAAATGTTGATGACTTAAATTTTGCACTACGAGGTCCGATTCTTGCTGTTAGACCAGCTCTTGATGAAAATGGAAATAATGTAGCAGGACCAAATAATTATGAAGATAAAGTAATACGAGTTGTTTGGGCACAAGATGGAATAGAGTATGATGAAACTATAGCATTAGGTCAATTAGGTCAAGATTTTAATCTTCCAGTTTATGCTCCAGTAGATTTAGATGATAATGAATATGGTACAGATGACTATCCAATGGATCCTCAACCAGTTCAAGTACAAGGTGCACCTTTGTTTGAGGATTATCCATATGATAATCAAAGTCCATATGGAACTGTTGGACCAACTTCTTTTACATTAATGGATAATGCGGTTATATATGATGAACCAGGATCTCTTTGGGGAGGAAGTGAAATAGACTTATGGACACGAATCATAGAAGTACAAGTAGTTGAACCATTTGAACAAGATGGTGTGACTTATACTCAATCTCTTGAGCATTGGGAAATAAAACAAGGTCTTGAATATATTCATAAGATTTATGATGCCAATGATGATCGAATTTTCAATTGGCAGGTTGGTGGATCTCGCGAGGGTTTTATTTATGCTATGGATCAAGAAAATCCTGAAGATATCCACTCCATAAAAATAGAATATAATCCAGCTGACGATTTTAATTCAGACGTTCCTATTATAATCGAAGCATTCTTTTCACAAGTAGATGAAGATGGTGAAGAAAGTGGTGGTGGAAAATATCCAGGAGGTGGTTAATCATGGCAATAATACATAATGGATTTATAGATAGAAAATTTCACGACTCATTCAAGGATACTGGTTTGAATGATGTAGATATTGCTACGACTAAAATGTACAAAGGTGTTAAACCAATGTGGCAACAATTGGGGTTTGATTCAAATAATAAAGATAAACCTGATAGTAAATTTTATTGGAAAAATATAATACCAAAAAGTTATACATTTAAACCAACCAATATTTTTGGAATTCATGTGGAAGATGTTTTAATCGATGATGATAGCGATGTTGGAGTAGTAGATGGAATGAAAACACCAAGAACTTCTTATAAAAAAATAAACATTAATGATAATGTGTCACAAGATTGGAAAGGAACACCACAACCATATTATCCAACATTACCAAGAATAGATAAATATGGAGTTTTTACAGATATTGTAGATGAAACAATATTGTTTGGTGGGAAACAAACTTGGGACGGAGATGATGAT